CTACCACTGATTCTTGATCTCCTACGCCAATCACCAGAGGCGAATGTTGAAGTGAATGAAGGATATAGATTTGATAAAGTTCCTCTTGACAAGTACAGTGACGGAGAGATCATTAATTTAATGAATAAAATCGACTCGTCTAGATACTTCAATGATGTTATTGCAATGATGTCTTCTGATCTTATGTTACCAGATGGAATGGCCACACTATTAGAAAAACAAGAGTTTACTATTAGTAAATCAACTGCTCAAACTGATAATGTAAATAATAAGGCATGTTCTACACGTGTTCTCTCTAAGAAATATCTTTCTATTGATGAACTTGCTGATGATAATGGAAAAGATATCAGTTATGATAAACAATTTGATAAAACATATTATGATGTTATTAACTCACATCAAGCAGAGTTAGATATTATTATAGAAGAATCATCAAAAATCGCATATCTCCAAAATAAGATCTCTGAATCTACTGGAATGAGCACCGACGATGCAAAAATAGAAGCAGAAGCAATGATTCTTGGTTACAGACCAGTAAAGGATGGAGATTATGCACTTGTTTCTATTAGCGATGATCAAGTATTCTTCTACAAAAGAAGAGATAATACTTGGATTCGCGATGAAAGCATTCCAGAGACAACTATGGCTAATTCAAACGCATTATTTTGTAATCTAGCTGAAAAGTGTATTAGTATAAATGATGACTGTGTTGCACTTCCTGCAGCTACTATTGACATGCAACAAAATGCCATTAAAGATATGACAAAAGAGTTCAGTGAAAGATTAAAATTAGGATCTAAGGCAATTGATGAAAAAATAATGGCTGCTGGAAATAACGCAGCTGCTCGCCTAACACCATTAATCACATTGCTAACACGTGAGTTTACAAAAAATGATACACTTATGTTTGAGCTTGGGGCATCGGCAAAAGAAGTGGTTGTTGAAAAATCACCCCACGCAGGGCTTCTCAGTCTTATTTTATCACAAAGTGATTTTGTTAAAAGGCAAAACAACATTACGCAATTTGTAGCATATTATACCCGTCCTGCAAATCCCGAAGAAGATAAGTGGTGGTTATATTGCAATACATCCAATGTAAAGTTACTTCCAACCTTTGTATCAAAACTTGCAGATGTTTATGTTTCTGGTGGAAATTATTTCTATGAACTTCAATTAATTGCTGACCAGCAAGGAGAAGAAGGCGGAGATGGCGAAGCAATTGTCGATCAATATAGCGGATGGATAATCACACGCATTGATTTTAGTACAGAAGAAGGTTTTACAGAAGAAGGATTTGTCATGCGTTCTCGAGACGTTATGGAAGCTGATATTGGAAATGCAATTGCTCAAGCACCAAATGCAAAAAAAGAAACATTTGGTGATCCTGAATCTGAAAAGATTTCAAGAGTAATGCGAGCAATTTCTAGATACATGGGTCTCAATACTAATGCTTTGGAAGAGTTTGTTATTAGCCAAACCGCAAAACTTCTAGCAAAAAGTATGCCTGCTCGACAAGATTATGAAAACGCTATTGCTGCACAGAAGGGGAAGAAAAGGGAACCAGATCCATATGACATTGTTTATGATCAAACTCTCATTTTACTTACACTTAGTTTCCTGCTTATTGGCATCCAAACAAGTATCCCATCACTAAGAACTAGAAAAACATATCCTGGTTGTGTTAAATCATTCTCTGGATATCCTGTCTTTGGAAATGGTGATGATTCGGGAATAGAATATATTGCTTGCGTAACCGATGGTATTAAAAGTTCAATTGAACCATGGAACTCTATTAAAAAACTGAGTCAACGTAAGATTGTGTCAAAGATGAAATCTCTTATAGACAAGTTTATCATAGCTAGTGATGTTATTCAAGAGAGAATTGTTTCAAAATCCGAATATGATGCTATTAATCAAGAAGAATACATTCCTGCTGATCTCGATATTACAAACTGGATTAACTTTCTACCGCCTTTGAAGCCAGTTAATGTTTCGGTATTGCCTCCATCAAAAGAGTTCCAAGAACAATTTTTAACTGATATAAAACGCGGATCAAAGGGTCAATTTGAAAAAATCAATGCATTGCGATCAAAAATAATCTATCTTGCATTATCAATTGAAACTGCTGTGCAAAAAGTTGTCACTAAAAATATAGCAGATCATCAAGCTATTCTATCAAACGCTGCAAAGATCCCATTTTTAGAAAATGCCTGTTGTAATGAAAATAACGATGAAACCTATAAATATTTCTCAGACAAGGAAAGGTCTATCAATATTGACAACAATATTGTAAGAGACTTAAGAGCAGTCTTGGACGATGTAGGCGCAATGTCTAAGGCGTCAATATTATTTGACCCTACAGATACGCGTATTGAGTTCCCTAATTTACCTCCAGAGTTTGACGAAGAAACAATTTATCGTGCATTTATGGTTTATTGTAAATATAACAGTGATATACCAATCAGCGAAGAATTGAGAGCTATCTGTATGGATAAACCTGACGATTTCAATATATCTGATTCCATTAAAGATAAAATAAAAAAACTCAAAAGAGATGGCCGAAACTTTGATAATGAGACCCTTGCTCGATTAATGTCAATTATTAACAAAAATAATATTGTTTCGCTTGATATTAGAAGTCTTGTTCTAAGTAATATTCAAAGACTTCGCGACAGACTATCGTCGGTTAATGATAGTGAAGTAAATATCTTGCCAACTCCATTTATCAACGGTATGTTAGATGTTATTGATAGATTCGGTGTTGGAGATCTTCCGGCTGATAAAGATACAGATGAAGTTAGAAGTATGAAAAATTATCTGCAGACTGTTAATGACCAAATGCAGAGTGCTATTTCTGATTTTGTACGTCGAAATAATGCTGAAGGACATGCAAAGTTTGCAGAATGTCTTACATCAATTACAGAGTTTCGCCCTGATCCATCAAGCAATGACTCAACAGTTTTTCAAATGGCTAATTTTGCGAAGAGTGTTTCATGGCTAATTTCTAGAGTGTTCCCAAATATTATTATTAACGAAGTTGCATACAATAATGTAAAAGTTCCTCCTTGCTGGAATCTATCAGATCAACATCAACAAGATATTAGAAGTCAAGCAAGAGATCATTATAGTCCTCTTTCAAAGTTTTATGGAGACAGTCAAATTAAATCACTGCTTCAGGTTTTTCAGTTTGAGGGAAGACAATTATGGGCTATATCAGATGATACAATGTATATCGCACCAGTAAATACACCAGAAGGCGTAGTACAATCTGTTTTTGATGATAAAATGGTGAAATATTTATTCAAGTTCTACATCTTAAATGCACTTATTAACATGATGGAGCTGGTTGATAGAGAAGACTTTTATGACGAAAAACTAGAGAGACCTAGCAATCCTTTACTGCGAGAGCAAGTCGATGTGGTATTAGGCCAAGAAGGTAGAGCACCTATGTTGGAAATAATGTCTGGAGAGAAAAAACTAATGTCTGAAAAAATTGCAGGTCTTATGACTTCTTTCATGAGCGTTGCCTGTCAAGATAAAAAGGTAATTAATTTAAATTACGAGGATTTAATGGAAAAGGTAACACGTGGCAAAGAAAAGGAAAAAGATCAAATTGTCGAGTTCTTAACAGAATTAACTGATGAAGAAAGAGAGATTGAAAATATGTTTAAAAATCACAGAATTGGTCGCTGGTCAGTTGGTATGCAAAAGGGTTTTAGAGTATACGAAGGAGATACATATGATCAAGAAAGAAGTGCAATGGAGGAACGTACTATCCGCGAAGCTCGACTCAATCAAATCGATGGAGTTACCAAAGGTTTAATGGATGTCTTTGAACTTGATGCTATTGTAGAAGAAAACGAAGCTCGAATGATAGAAGATCAAGAGTTTGCAATTGATTATAACGGAGAAGATGATAATATTAGAGATGCTGACTATGGCGACGAGCTATAAGTTTTTAATGTAAAAAAAACCATCTACAATAATCAGGCAATGTTTATAAAAAAATTGAAAATATTTTTACTATTTTTTAAATATCAAACAAATAGTAAAATAACAAATATGAATATGAATACATCATCATATACATTTACTTGCGGAGATCAAGGAGAAAACCACGCTGGAATGCAAATTATAGGAGAGGAAGCAAAAGAAGGAGTTAAAGCTGAAGATGCTGAAGGCATAATGAGAAGAGTTTGGGATACAAAACGTGTATGTGAGATAATTGACCTTAAAACTGTTCTTCCAGATGAATATAAAAAAACTTGCCCCTCTGCGTTTGTAATAATTATACGCAATCTATTATCAGGTAAAGAAGCAGATGAATTATATATTGAACAAGAGGGACTGGAATGGGATAATAAATATTATGATACTCGTAGAAAGAAGGTTTTAAACAAAAGACGAAGACATAACTTGATGTATAGTGAAGAAAGTCAAGAGCCGGATTATGAAAATAAAAAGGGTAGAATTATTGCTTGGTCTGATGTACCGTGTCTTAAAAATGCAGTTAGTAGGCTTCAAATGCTAGGTGGTAATAAAGCAGATAATCTAGTGTGTGAAGGCAATAAATATAAAAAGTTTGAAAAAAAAACCAATGTGGGGATAGGGTGGCACGGCGATAGTGAAAGAAAAAAGGTATTTGCGATAAAGTGTGGTAAAAGCATGGATTTAAGATACAGATGGTATTATTCAAGAGCGATTATTAGTAGTGAAATAAACATAGTATTAAATCACGGCGACGCTTATATAATGAGTGAATGGGCAGTAGGAAAAAAATGGAAGTCAAGTAGTTTGGTAACCTTGAGACATTGTGCTGTACCATGCGGTGATGTAGAATGATTTCATAGATGTAGGGTGCATATTTGGCAACAAAAATATATGTAGGTAAGTATAAATAATTTTTTAATGATTATCCGTCTAGTGCCGAGACAATTATTACCTTATTTTCAATCACATTTATTCTCGACGGTGGTGTAGTACGCAAGAATTGCGAGAGTGTGATCGGGTCATTATTTTTAATAACAACTGTTTCACACGATTTCTCTTTTACAGCTCCTGCAAAGTATGTAAACGGACCATTAAAGCATATATAGTCTTTTTTTTCTGATATTGAATGAATAACTTGCTCTGCTGCAATATTCGCAAGGTCAGATTCACTTTTTATTCCGGTATTATCGTGAACGTAAGTAATGATAGCGCATGGATTGTAGCTCCCGTCATTGATTGACCATTCAATAGAATAGTCTTTGGAAGAAGAGGAATTAACATGGGATTGATTGCTCATTTTTCTTTGATGATGAAAATCCAAAAGTAAAACATAGTTTTCAATTTTTGAATGAATGTTGTAAACAAATATTTTTGTTGGTGATATTATAATGGATTTAACGTTTTTAACTTTTTTTTACTTTTCCAAAGACCCTCAGATATATTTATAAATACCCAAGAAACACTCAAAATATTTTAGAGAATTGAAAACAGGGTAAAAAACATGATTTATTTAGAGAGCCTAGAGAAGAAAAAACACAGTTTTTAAAAATCATGTAAGAAAGTTATGTAGGGCTGAAAAAAAGGCACTATGTCTATTTTGTAAAGAACTTAAGCTCTTTTTTCTGTAGTCATTATATGACTACGTTAGGACTACAAGAAGGAGCAAAAAAGAGCCAGAAAGAGCTGGAAGAATATCATTGCAAAAAGTGTGACTTCTTTACGTGTAAACTTGGAAATTGGAAAAGACATCTTAACACGAAGAAACACACATGTCCGCCAATGACTACAGATGACTACATTATGACTACGAAAAAAGAGGAAAAAGGAGCTACAATTGATTCTGACTTCATATGCGAGTGTGGAAAATGTTATGCCAATCGTCAAAATCTCTACAGACATCAAAAGAAATGCAATTTTGAAGACGAGAAAACTAACACATCTACTGCAACATATGAAGTGACTACCGCCGAGTCATTAAAAGAAATGGTAGGTCTTATGAAAGAAGTCGTTAATAAAAACTGTGAACTAGTTGAAAAGCTTGCAACCAGTAATTTAAATGGAGGACATCATCACACAAGTGGAAGTTACAACAATACGAATAGTAATAATAATATATTTAATATTCAGCTCTTCCTTAACGAGAATTGTGCAAATGCTATGTCTATTCAAGATTTCGCTAAAAAACTAACGGTAGAGATGAGTGATTTAGATTTGATTGAAAATGACGAACCAAGAGCGATTGTTGGTATGATAAAGAAAAGTCTTTCTGGTTTGAGTCAAAATGAAAGACCTCTTCATTCACATGCAAAAAAATGGTATGTAAAGGATCATGAAGATGGGTGGGAGGATGATGAGTCAGGTAAAGCAGTAGATGTAGTAAAATCAGGCGCAGCTAAATCGTTATCTAGACTGGCAAATGAAAAGTATAACACGTTTATGACTGATGGGAGATCGGGTGAAGCGTATGTTGAGGCAATTTCAAAAGTAAATAGTGATGTTGATGTGCGATCTATGAAGGTAATTAAAACCAATTTAACAGGCGTATGTAGTCTAAAAGATAAATAACTGTTTTTTATATCTGATAATAGTAATAGTATCATGAATCGTAATTTTATAAGACGTAACATAACTTCTGTAGCAATTAGCATTTTTGTAGTCGCATATACATTTATTGTATTAAGCAAGACTCCGCTAATTTTTAATAAAGATGGATCTTTACGGGAGTTTGGAGTTGGATATTCTTCGAGAAGTGTTCTTCCTGCGTGGCTTGTTGCTATTTTAATAGCAATTATTTCATATTTTTCCGTTTTGTATTACATCTCAATGCCACATATCGACTTTTAACCATATTATTGATAATTAAATCTATAATATGCTTTACTTTGTAGTAAGTGTTTATTCGTTACTTGTGTATACTCTTTTGGTTTCTTTTGCGTTTTGTGCTTTCTCTTGTGCCTCTGCTAACTGTTGTTCATATTCATCATGACGTTTTTGCATATCTTTTGCACTAGTGCTGCATGTTGTATTGACAATATAATTATAGCTTACTGATGTTATCAATAATCCTGCTAACAAATACCATATATAGGATGCAACAGTATCTTTTAATACAATCATGCTGTAAAGTTGACCTTTTAATCCTTGGTCAGAGTAAACCCCTTTCTTAAATACACCTCTCATCTTGTCCCAAAAGTAATCAAAATTATCTACAGTAATCTCATTAACTAAGAGACTCTTATCAGAATAAATATGAGCTAATGCTTCATCCATGTCTTGTGATTCAGGTGTTTTCTTTCCCTTGGGATTAGGTTCTAAGATATCAGCTAGAATATTATTGAGGCCTGCTAAAATTGCCACTCCATAACCAAATGTGTTTGAAAATGGAGATAACCAACCTGGAAACATGGAGAGCAATAATGTTAATATACCAAAAATAAATCCCCATGGAAATATAGTAACCATTAATGCTGTGGACCATTCCGCACTACCGCACATAGCCTGTGTGACTCCTAGATTAACGAAAAACTCGCCTATGATAATTAATAATACATATCCAGCAAAATACATTCTAGATGTCCCGCTGGAATCTTGACCCATTTTTTTACTTCCAGTGTATTCAGCAACTGTATAAAGCGTGGTGACTATAAAGAACCATATAATTGAACTAGTGGGATTAGGAGTACTTGAATCAGCCATCTATACTAAATAAGCACAATTTATTTTGGAATTATAGAAGTAATAATTAATGGAACGCCCAGTGCTTACAGAACCAGGAGTAAAATATTGGTTAACCCAAACATTGAAAGAATGTAGGAAGTTTAAAGACCGCAATGTCAGTATATTTTTCAACTTTACAATGCTTGTATTGTTCTTCTTAGTTGTAGGCAGTTTTTTGACTTATAAATATAAGGGCAAATTAACCCCTAGCGAAATTGCTGATAAAAACAGAAAAAAACAAGAATATATTGTATCAAAGTTACAAAATCTAGCCCTTATTAAAAATAAAGCAAACTCTACTATGTTAACTGATTTACCTACATGGAATAATCATCCTGAGATCGCTGTATTAGAACGGAAAATATATACGTAATATGTATATAATGGATCAAGCTACTATAAATGCATTAGAGGAATACTATAAGCTTAAGGATGAATATGAAACTTCTATTATAAAGACTCGTCGAAAAATTATAAGAGATAGATCAATTAATAAGTCTGCTAAATTGCAGGCAATTGCGTCTATGAGAAAAAAATGCAGCAACTGCGGTAAATTGGGTGGAATGGTTTTTTCTCAAGAAGGTACTATTCTTAGAGCAAAATGTAGTGCAATACAAGGACCATGTGCTTTAGATATTGAAATTAACCGAGGAGATTATCAACCAGTAGATGCACTTTATACATTCGCAAGCGAAGAAAGTGAAGATACTAGAACTAAAATTATCCGAACTAAACTGAATATGTTATTTGGGTTCACTAGTGAATCAGACGCTATGACTCTATTTGCTGACCAAAAAGAGGATTTTGATAGTATCACTGCTAGCTTAAGAGACGTAGATGATACATTTGTTAATGTTGTTCAATGCAAGAGAACATTAGATCAACGAAAAGAGACAAAGGCAAATATTTCAGTTGCAGTTGATAGATTGCGTAGATTATCAAAACAATATAATGAGACAAATAATCCTGCTATTATTAGTGACATGGTAACCCACTATGTTAATGAGATTCAGCCTGAAGCTACCAAATATCGCGAATTAAGATTTGCTAAAAATGCAATCGAGTGTAGTAACGGCGAAAGAGGTGGAGGAAAGTTTACATGTGAGGATGGTATATATCATTTAATACAGGACCCTTACACATATGAAGAGGCTATTATTGTTTTGGAAGAACCTGCAGTTCTTAAGAATAATAAATAGAAAATTATAAAATAGATTTATATATCAATGAAGATGAAATATATAAAACTCCCAATATTTTTAGCTGCATTTGTAATAGGATTATTATTCGTTTACTTATCAGCTGCCCCTACCGAGACAGTACTCGTTTATCCAACTCCGGAAAACGCAGGTAAGATTGAGTACCGAGATAAAGCAGGTAATTGTTTTTCTTATAAGGCAAATGAAGTAACATGTCCCAAAACAGGTATGAAAGTTATACCAATTCAGGAGTAATAATATTTGAATAATGTATATGATACAGAATATTATTAAATCAATGCATACAAAGTTTGGACAAGTAGTTATTTCTATTATTCTAGGAATTGGATTAGCTAGTCTGTTTAGAAGAACGTGTCGCAATGAGGATTGTTATACATTTCAATCGCCAAAAACAGGTGAGGTAGAAAATACAACATATCTTCATGGTGGATCGTGTTATAAGTTCAAAGCAGAAACAAAAAAGTGTGAATCGCAAAAACACGTTACTTTTGCGTAATCTATTTTATTATAAGAACTGAGTTATAATAAATGGATTCTGGTGGAATTACGACAACTAGTTTAGCGGAGCTTCCTACTTCTGGTAGTGCTCCTGACCAAAATGTTCAACTTGTTACGCACGAAAAAGATGAAGGAAATACTAATACAATCGTAGAAAATGAGGCGAATAAAGCAGAGCAATTAAGAGAGCGAGATAACGAGCTTATTAACGGTATTCAAAAAGCAAGTGCAAGTGGAATGCTAGGACTTCCTAGCAGAGATATACCAATGGATCAAAGTAATATAACGTCAGATGAAGAAATTAAGCCCAATTTTATTCCTGCACAAACAAATGATTATATTACCGAGCATGTGACATCTGAAGAAATAATTCGTCAAAATGCAAAAACTCAACAAACAAAAGACACTTGGGATGATGTTTATGCTGAAATAAGTTTGCCATTGCTTATTGCTGTGTTTTATTTTATGTATCAATTACCAGCGGTAAGAAGAACATTTCTGAATACATTGCCTATGTGTTATGGCAAAGGAGGTGATGTTAACTTAACCGGACGATTGATAAACTGTTTAGTATTTGGTGGAGTGATTTATGCTTCATCAAAATTAGTTTCAAAGATCAGTAGTTGAACACTTTTTTAAGGTAACATTTGATAATTTACAGAAGTAAGCACTCATTGTATCATTTCTGTAATCATTAATATAATTGATTTCTCTTATTCCCGAAGCACATAATATTTTTGAGCAATTTATACACGGATAATGTGTAATATAGGCAGTAGCACCATCACATGAAACTCCTCTCCGTGCACAATCAGTTACTGCATTTTGTTCAGCATGAACTGTTGCGATTTCATGTCCGTCCCTCATCACTTGCTCGTGCACACAACCTGGTAAATAACCATTATAGCCTTGCGATACAATTCGATTATCTTTAACCAATACGCATCCTACTTGTAATCTTTCACAAGCAGATCTTGTAGATGTTACTTTTGCTAATGACGTAAAATATTCATCCCAATTCGGTCTATTTAATGTAGTCATTTTTATTATTAGCGTTCACTATTTATGTTATTTTATATATTGTCTGTGTAATGGAAAATGATGAGAACACCGACATAGATTTACTTAGAAGCTATATAGATGCAGTAACTAAAAATAGTATGAATGGGCTTGATAAACCAAAGGAGATAGATTTAGTAATAAGCGGAGGTGCATTCAATGGAGGATATGGTTATGGTGCATTACTTTACATTAAGAGTTTGGAGTGTCAAAACAAAATCCATGTAAATCGCATTTCAGGCTGTAGTATTGGATCGTTGCTTGCAGTTGATCATTTATCAGATAAATCTCTCAATTTGGAAGAACTTTATGGTGGTTTACAGAAATGTTTACGTGATAATGGCAAGTTATTTGTCTTGCGAGAAATAGTAGAAAAGGTTGTCGATAATGCTCTTAAAGATGACAATTTTTTCCAAAAAGCTAAAGGGCGTTTATTTATTACACGCACAAATCTAGAAACTGGTACGCATGAACTAGTAGATAATTTTGATAGTCGCGATGATCTTGTAGAAGCAGTTTATTCTTCATGTTTTATTCCAATACTAGTAGACGGCAATATGCGTTATAATGAGAAATATGTAGACGGGATAGTGCCATATTTATTTACAGATTCGGTTAGACCAAGCCTATATATTGATCTAATGTGTTTCTCTAAGTTTCATAAAATGTTGTTAACAATGAAAGAGGTTAATCCTCATGTTAGAATAATAGATGGTGCAAATGACGCATCAAAGTTTTTTAACGAAAATGCGTCTGGAATATGTAGTTGGGTTAATAAATGGGGATTTCATCAAATGATAATTTTCAGATTGACATATTTGATATTATATATTGTGGTTGGAACATTAGATATTCTCTCTAATAATTCTGTTCCATCATTTATAAGCAGTTCGGCATTATATAAAGGTATAATAGGTACACTAACACGTTTATTGAGAGATATGTTATGTAAAATGTCTTCTCACGATGCATATTCTCACGATGCATAGCCTTGACAGTAACATGTACCATAACGTCTAGATAATTTTTGTCCTGGAGGACAAATACACGGATCAGACGCACTATTATTAGCAGCTGTCTTAAGACACCAGCTCATTGGATATCCTTGACCAATACATGTATCATACGGAGTGAATGTTTCTTTTATTCTTGGGTGTGTAATAATCAATACAACAATAAATAGGATAATTGATAATATAAGTTCGGTTTTCATTAACTATATATATTATCAACTTTTAAAAGCCAAACATACCCTTTTTATTTTTACGACTCTTCTTTTTTGATTTAATTACTTTTTTACCACGTGTTTTAGATTTCTTTTTAGTATTTTTATTTACCTTATTTTTCTTATTTTTCTCTCCTGGGGCATATCGTAAAAAGTACTCTTCATACTCTCTTGAACCTCTCTTTCCTTTGAGTTCTTCGTATTTCTTGCTTTTTTCATTGCGCATATCTTCTAGAGTAGCTTGTTTACCGATGCATTGAAGACTAAATCTTTTTAATACTCCTTTTTGTTGTAGACGATTTCTTGATTGAACTAAGAAAAGATATTGAGACATACAATATATACGATCGTGATCATAATACGCTCTGTTAGCATATAAGAATGCTAAATAAAAACTAAGCATGGTGTCAAGAGTTGCAACATTAACTTTTTTCCCTTTAATGCGGATAACATTGTAACTATGACATGCAAGTGGTTCATAAATAAATGCAACAGTGTCATTTCCAACTGTAATATCATAATGAGGCGCTATAATTTCTCCGAATCCTTTATGTTTGTGTGTTTTGACATTATGAAATCCTTCATCTTGCAATCTCTCTTTTATAATATTGGATGCTCGTTCGGGGTCAAGTGAAATAATATCGAAATCAGGATTTTTAGTTTGGAATCTGAACTGATTTTTTTTATGCATATATCTGCTGTATAGTTCGCTTGCATACCCTCCAAAGAAAACCAAACCTTGATCAATAGCAGATGACCTAACGGTATTATAAATATCCTTAGCATCTTCAGATGATCCTTCAAAACTTCTCATGAAATCAATATGATCACACTTAGGATTACGCATTTTGTAATGTTTATTGAGAAGTGTGAGTCGTTTTAATACTTTTTCCCATCTACTTACGTCACCTTTTGGGCGAGATAGCTCTAAAAACATTGCCATTCTTAAGTAATCAGGTGGGGCATATAGAATACCATCAACGCGAATAGCATCTTTTTGGATAGATTTGAATAAATCTTTTGGAATATATGTAATATCCGCAACTGGAATAAAATTGACAAACACCTTGTATGTTCCGTGATGAACTCCAGACTTTGCTTCTACATCTGTGTAACCTTTTTTTGCATATAAATCAGCCAAGTCTTTTGCATCATTAAGTGCATTATGACTAAAGAAATCGTAATCAGGTATTTCAATATTTTTATCGTAAAACTGGTCTTGTGTTGGAAGAATATTGTTGATTGCTGTTCCACCATAACAGATTAATTTCTTCTCTCTTAAGAATGTTTCAACAATAATGATTATTTCCTTTACTTCTTCTGAATGTGTAAGTTTTTTACCAGCTTGTTCTTCTGCTTTATCTACTGCGGCTCTTAAAACCTCTAATTCTTTTTCTTCAAGAGTGGGCATTGTTTCGTATATATACAGAACACATAAAATATACTAAACTATCATCTATATGGTAAGTGCGTAATAATCTGTCTTAGTCTCACGTTGTTTATAAGAATATTCAGGATTAGGAGGAGGGGGAGCAGCAATTGTAAGGGGAATAAATCTAAGAGATTCTGGTTTCAAAACAAATGCACTTCCAGTTGAATCGAATAATAAATCATAATACTCCATATTTGCATCAAAGTTTTGGAAAGACATAGCATTAAGTTGACATCCACATTTGATAGATAAAGCAGCAGCATAGTTGGTATCATCTCCAGAGAGATCAGGCATTACAATGGTCATACATTTTTTGTTATATTCAATAAGTTCGTCCATATCAGGAGTGTACTTAACACCGTCGGAATAACGAACACCTCGCATAAAAATAGAGTTTGATGCTTGATTAACATATTCATCTAAATCGGTTTGTTCAAATAATGGATTTGATCTATCAACAATTAAAATTACTTTACCTCGTAGATTTTTAATCGCTTCTCCGCCAAGATTTTTTCCATGATTTTCATAACTATACTTAGGGCCTAGGAGGCGTTCAGAGAGTGTCGATTCAAACATTTTAGCCATTTTATTATAAATAGATTGATTATTGCTCATTATTCGTAAATGAATAATTAGTGGATCTGCCGGGTTAGGACATGTACTTCCTGAAAATGCATAATCTCTAATAATATTGAGAGCATCTGAAATTGGAACACTATTATATGTTTCTTTAACTGAATAGTCATCAACAGATGAAGTAGCAATAACAGGTTCATTATTTACAGAATAAATCTCGAAATCAAGGCATCTTGCACCTTGTTTTATACAGTTTTTAAGTGCACAAATGTTAACAAAGTCGTTTTTGAATTGACCTGCAGAACACGCATTGTATGCAGTCTTAATGTAGTAGTCTCTTAGATTGTGTTGAAAATCCTCATTATCCGGATTAAAACTATGTATTTTTGCTGTATCTGGATATACTTTATCCATGGTATCGCAATTTGCTTGATTAAGGGTGCTTTTATTATACAGCCAAAAGATCATCATGATAATCATTAGAGCACATAATACCAGAACAACATATTTTGCCATCTGCGATTCACTTAGTGCTTTGGCAACCGCCTTTGGGTTAATATTCATAGAATCCATATTAATATACCTAGCTATTATTTTATCAAGCAATTGAGTTAAATATAATCCAAGTGTTCTATATAATGCCAGGTGGTTTATTAAATCTCGTAGCTTATGGTAATCAAAATATAATACTTAATGGTAATCCTAGTAAGACTTTCTTCAAGACAACATATGCCAAATATACTAATTTTGGTCTTCAGAAGTTTCGGATTGACTTTGATGGACAGCGAACATTGCGCATGACAGATTCTTCTGTATTTTCTTTTACTGTACCAAGGTATGGTGATTTACTTATGGATACATATTTAGTTGTTAATATGCCCCATATATGGAGTCCAGTTTATCCTCCAACGACAAATTATAATTCGGATGTTGATACCGATAACAGTACCAGTGTAGAGTCAGGTACCGGTATAGACTCAAGTACCGGTCTTCCATATGCATCTTCTTTATGGCAGCCGTATAATTTTAAATGGATAAAGAATCTAGGATCTCAAATGATAGAGAGTGTTAGATTCACTGTAGGTGGTCATGTAATTCAAGAGTTTACTGGTCAATATCTTTACAATATGGTAGAACGAGATTTTGATAATGCTAAAAAAGACCTCTTTTATAAAATGACAGGTAATACACCAAATATGAATGATCCTGCAAGTTTATCTTCTAACGGAGGTTATTATCCTTCTGCATTTCATGGCGGTAATAGTGAAGATACTGACTTTAAAAAAGGTTATAATGCGGCTGGAAGTGAGCCAAGTATACGTGCCAGATCTCTATATATTCCACTCAACATATGGTTTACTATGGCGGCTAAAATGGCATTTCCATTAGTTTCATTACAATATGCAGAGTTGCAAATTGAAGTTACTATACGACCAGTTCAAGAGTTATTTACAGTAAATGAAATATTTACTGAACCAAGTCAATTATATGCCCCTGTTCCTATTCAACCTAATTTCAACCAAAGTCAATATGGTATGTACAGATTTTTACAAACTCCTCCTGGAGTAGATATTAGTAAAGATAGCATCTATGAAGACAGGCGGACAAACTGGAATGCAGACGTACACTTGGTATCAACCTATGCTTTTTTGACAGATGATGAAGTTAGAGTATTTGCTGGAAAACCGCAAGAATATTTAGTAAGACAAGTTTATTCTAGAACATTCAAAGATGTTGTTGGAACGAAAAAACTAGATATTAATAGTCTAGGTTTAGTATCAAATTACATGTGGTATTTTCAACGCAGCGATGTAAATGAAAGAAATGAATGGTCTAATTATACAAACTGGCCATATAAAATATTACCAAACCCAGCACAAGTAGTTGGATTGAATAATACTTCACCAATAACAATTGGACATTATAATACATATCCAGGGTATACAACAGGTCAGTCATTACAAGTAGGACTTAAAACTACCGGTATTTTTTCACCTGAAAATCAAAAAGAGGTTATGTCGAATTGGGCTCTTCTATTAGACGGTAAGTATAGAGAAAATGACATGCCATCTGGGATGTGGAATTATGTTGAAAAGTATGTTCGTACTAGTGGAAATGGACAAGATGGGTTATATATATATTCATTTTCCTTGAATACTGATCCTTTCGACTTTCAACCAAATGGTGCAATGAATATGAGCAAGTTTAGCACAGTACAATTTGAAGTTAAAACAATGCAGCCAACTCTAAATGCAAAAGCGAGTTTTACAACAATATGCGAACCTGCTACAGGCACAGTAATTGGTACAGAAATGCCATCTCGAGGTATTTATGATTACACGTATGATGTAGTAGTACTTGAAGAAAGATTTAATATTCTAAAGTTTACAAACGGTATGGCAGGATTAGAGTTTGCTCGTTAATTACACGAATTAAATGTTTTTATAGGATCACTATTTAAATTATCATTTGTCATAGCGATTTTATTATTATACTCTCTTGATGTGTGATAATTATCTATTGCTTTATTAATTGCCCAATTTGTTTGGATATGTGTAGCATTTTCATAAGGATAATTGTTGGTTGTCACTTTACGCAATGATGACATGCCTTCTCTAATTAAATACGCAGGCCCATAATAAAAATTAAGATTAGGTTTTACAACCCGATCTCTAGGTTGAATCGCAAATGCAATGATTATTGCTAATGCAATGATTGACCAAAATAAGTTCATTTATATGTATGTATATAATTTTGTCTCATATATATAAATGGCAGATGATTCAGTAAGCGCTATAGATGAAAAAAGTAATGAGAATAATGGAGAATCTTCTACAGAAGAAAAACAATCTGATTGGAGAGCATTTGGGAGTGCTGTAATCAAGAACGTTATTCATATTATTGTTTTCATATTGGTTGGATCTAACTTTATATTTTTCACATATTATGACTCTTTGGATCTTATATTTCCATTTAGAAAGAATGTATATTTCCCAGGAGATTCCATTGCTCTTCAAAAAGGTGGTCGAAAAAAACAGAAAGGTGGAGGTTCAAGCTACACATGTCCAGATCCTGGAAGTGGTAAAAAGTTTAAGATGCCATCGCTTGACACTTTGAAGTCACTAGGATATAATGGCAAAATGAACGGATGGCCTTATACAATGTATAATAATCAAGATGAGGGATTTTCGTGGAGTGGTTTTAAAAATTGGTTTGCCATGACTGAAGGCGAATCCTTCATGTTATATAGAGAGCTTGCTCAAAAACTATTTACTGGTGGTGAAGCAAGACCATTCCAAAAAATGCCACAATGGTTATTATATATATTAGCAAATGCGGTATTTCTCTTTTCATTTGTATTCGTTATAATAGGATTTATCACAACAATATGGCAAAGTTTTGTATGCGTTAAACATGCATGGGCATATTCATTGATTGGATTCTTTTTATCTTATACTGGCATGATGGCTATGGCAAATGGTGTTTTACAGTATGCATCTCTAATGTGGAATATGCTTGTTGTTCCTCTTTTAATAGATCATAATGTTGTTAGACAGATTTGTCAATGTAATTTAAGTTGGATCTCTCTATTCTTTGGTGCAATGGTTGTTGGTTCAGCAACTAGCACACTAGATAAAACCACCTCAACAGTTATGTTAGTTGCTTGGTTAATTCTTGCTATAAAACAATTATTCTTTTAGTGATTATTAGTTTAAAATGATCTAAAAATCTCTACTTTGTGAATACATATGGAAGCTAATCCAACAAATATTTTACCTAGAGTAAGCGTATGTACACCAACATTTAATAGACGTCCATTTATTAGTCACATGATAAAATGTTTTGATAATCAAGATTATCCTAAGGATAAGATAGAATGGATTATTGTTGATGATGGCACGGATAAAATCGGCGATTTGGTAAAGCAACATCCAAATGTAAAATATTTTGAACTTGATGAAAAGATACCACTCGGAAAGAAACGAAATTATATGCATACTAAGACTACAGGCGATATTATTGTTTATATGGATGATGATGATTATTATCCACCAGAGAGAATTAGCCATGCAGTAAAGACTCTTCTCGATAATCCACAAGCATTGTGTGCAGGAAATAGCGAGATATATATTTATTTCAAACATCTCGATAAAGTTTTTCAATTTGGTCCATATGGTGATACACATGCTACAGCTGGAACATTTGCATTTAGAAAAGAATTATTGGAAGATTCAGAGTATGATGATGATGCATCTCTTGCTGAGGAAAAATCTTTTTTAAAAAACTATACTGTACCATTTGTTCAACTTGACCCAGTAAAAAGTATTTTGGTTTTTTCGCACGAACATAATACCTTTGATAAACGTAAGTTACTAGAAACCCCTAATCCGCAATTTGTAAAAGTATCAGATAAAACCGTAGATACTTTCATAAAAGAAGCTGAAATGAAACAATTTTATATGAACGACATTGAAGAGTTATTGAAGGATTATGAACCAGGAAGACCATGTATGAAACCGGATGTCTTAGAGAATATGATAAAAATTGAAGAAAAAAGAAGGAAGGATGCCGAAAATATGGCAAAAAATATGGCGTCTCAAGGCAGTATAATGATTCAGAGAGAGGGTTGTCCTCCTACTTTATTGAAAGGCGATGAAATTGTCAAACTGTTAAGACAACAACAAGATAGTATTAGTAAACTGAATCATCTGATTAAAATAAAAGATCAAGAAATTATACTTTTTGGAAATGAAGTTTTAAAATTACGAACAGTCATGCAAAAAACTGATAATGACACAATTTTTGAATCATATGTCAGTCAAATAAATCAATAGTATAATTGATTTAAAAATGTAAACACATAAATAGTATACAAAATAATGCCGAGCAAGAAGAACAACAACACCTTGAGTGAAATGAATTATAATAATGAAAACGACGAGGGAGTTGTGCGCACTAGACGCCGTAGATACTATCCATCTAGGCTAGGCGGTATCTGCGTTAACGCAATGACTGGGCAGCGTTATCCAATTGCACAAGGATCATTTGAAGAAATGCGTCTTTATAAGGTAGTTGATGCAACTGCCTACTGTGATAAAAATGGGTTTTATAGAGAACCCAAGGATTCTGTAAATCGTGATCCAAATATTCTTTACTATGATAATCCCGAAGAGTATATGCGGCATATGAAAGTTACTCTTAAACAGTCTCGAATTAACCTTTGGCGTATAAATCAAAAACGGATGTTTCCCAATGGAGGGGATTTTGATAAAGATGCATATGATGTTATCCGGAAAGAAAATCACGAAATGCATCGGATTAACAATGATAAAGGCGAGGTTTCTTCTGAGGACGAGTGGTAAAAATATTATAATTAACAATTATTTATTATAATATTATCAAAATTAGAATACTTATGCCTGTAAAGGAATAAAAAGTTCAAAATCGTTCATTCCGGCACTAGTTATTTCACCAACCATATCTCGCTGAAACATTGTTCTCTGTTGATCTGGCGAGTTAGGATAAATTGAGGCCAAAAAACAAGCTTTTGTAAATGCTGCTTCAAGCGTCATATCTGACCCTGGTACAACTTTCATCTTACTCAGGAAACTGCCTGTAGCATAATCACCTTGTTCAACTCGCCCTTGACTACATTGTGATATATTGTAGACTGGTATATTGGTAGCATTACATGTGTGCAGGAAATGCTGAAAAGATTTATTTCCATCAGGTCCATTGCCAATGCCAAATGTTTGCAAAACAAATGCATTAACTTTATTTCCACTTTCTACCATTTCAGTATAATGATCAAAATTAATGCCTGGAGTCAATGTCACTACGATAATATTTAATCCTTTATGGTAAAGCGTAGGCTCAAAAGCTCCTTGTTGATACTGCCATAGTCTTTGATATTTTGTGGTTGGAGTTCTGGTATCTTGATTTACAAAAATGTTATATTCAAAGTCAATGCCAAACTTTCCAACTGGAGGAAAATTAGGTGATCCAAATGCAGTATTTTTGTTAGGTGATAATTTTTTTGATCTATTGCCTCTGAAAACCAAGTTATCGAAAATAAGAACAACCTCATGCATTGCATCACTTCTAGAACAATAAATTAAAGAACAAATTAAATTGTTAATTCCATCATTTCTAAGCTTTGCTAATGGTTCTTGAGCTCCAGTTACAACCACTGGTTTACCTAATCCTTTCAGTGCAAATGATAAAGCACTTGCCGTATATGCCATTGTATCTGTACCGTGCATTATCAAAAAAGCATCATAATTAGAGTAATTATCCCTAATAGTCTTGATCATCTTATTCCAATCGCCTGGATCCATATTGGAACTATCAAGCAACGGATCGTATGAAAGAATATCATATTTACCTATTTTATCTCTATAATGAGGATAAAGTGATAAATATTTATCTAATTGCTCTGTTCCTTCACCTGGTTTATTTTTCAAACCATCTGGTGTATTTACCATTCCGATGGTTCCTCCAGTGTAAATAACCAAGATCTTTTTATCATTCGGACTATGACTGCTTGCTGCTTCAACAACATGATTGCCAAATAGCATACCAACTGCTAACCCAACTATTAAAACTGCTCCAAGAAGAATATAAGTATGATATTTCTTTGGAATAGACATTATTACAAAATGGTTAGAAAATAATGTTAATCGCTATCATATTCTGTATCTGGTTCAGTCCGTTTTGTATATTTATCTAAATATCGATATACTCTGTTAATATCTAATTTACATATGTCATATGATTCAAACATTTCATATATATCCTCTTCACTATGAAGGTTTCGTAATTGTAAGAAAAATGAGAATGTATCTTTTTTATCCATACCCAGTTGTTGACACAGGTTTTGAATAAAAACTGCGTTATTATATTCAGTACTATACTTTGTAAGCACTTTTGTAAATCGAACCTCGCTATTAGAATACTTCGGTACTTTATCCAATGATTCGTGATACAATTTATTTGTCTTGAAAGTTTTAAGAAGAGAACTCATTTCATTAAATTGCCAGATCTGTTTTTGAAATGTAATCCTATCAATATAATCAGAAAAACAAATTGACTTTAATGCTTCTCTATATATTGGAAACGCAATATTATTCGGTATTTTTGAAAGAGGATCAACAATATTTTCATGCCATAACAGACCAACTATGGTACGATCTGTTTCATTCAATGTAATACCATGGTGATCCAATGGTAATTTGTTATTAAGAAGTCGTTTTGTTATATCTTTTGTATCTTCATTCAATGTTTTAGGTCTAAAAATGTCATCTAATACATCTTTGGTAATAATTTTTTCATTAGACGAATATATTTGATAAACAGCATTTAATTTTCGCAAATCCCCGCACAGGTACTTAATTATGCAGGCAACCGTCTTGTCTTTTACTTCAGGCATTAATTTATCAACTAAGGTTCTTACATGCTCAGGTCGAGGAGTTTTTAGCTCAACTGTTGTACATACCTTCATCAATTCTTTAATTTTCTTATCTACATGATAATTGCTAACACAGATTATAGGATTACATGTAACATCCTCGAGTTTTTGTTTTTTTGTTTTTTTTGGACGGATAAGTTTGATGAGAGCATTAATCCCGCCTTTATCACCATTATTCATTCCATCTATTTCATCCATTAAAATAGCAATCGGTCGTATTTTCTTATGAAATAAACTAATAACACTTTTATCTGACATAGTATGCATTGTAATATTTTCTATTACACCCTTATTTCTTATATCACCTGCATCATACTTTACAACATCATAACCTTCTTCGCGCAATATCTGTTCTGCAAACATTGTTTTTCCAGAACCAGGAGCACCATAAATGTATATTCCTCTTTTCTGCAATTTATCAGTTTTATTATCTTGAAACTCTTTTAACGCGGTCTTCATTTTTTCTTTGCATTCATTCCGATTAAGTATTTCTATGAAGTTTAATTGCTCCATCGACTTCTAAATGAACTTGCCCTATTTCTTTTATGCCATTTTGGTCCAATAAGCTCTGTAGCATGTTGTTCTATTATCTCTCTACATTTATTCGAGCAACAATCAATCGCATATTCATATATGAAGTACAAGAAACAAGTGTATTTTTTATTATTATATCGATAATGTTTACTATTTATCCAGTCAGTCATCCACTGTGATTTATTTTCAGAAATTATATGTTCTAATGAAAATCCACTATCACGTCTGATTATAGATATAACGTAATTATTGAATCTGTTTTCGGGTATCATAGATTTAATCAAATTATTATGTTGTAAGTAGTATATTTTATTTAACCATATCTTGCTAGTTGTAGGTAGATAATTAAAAATTATATTTGTTAATTCTAAAGGAAAAGTGAGAAGAGTTTTTTCTATAATATCCTCTTTGTCGACGTCCATTATTAATAATTAGTATTATTAATAATTTATTAGTTATTCTCGCATGCATTTGCATTGTTGCTTACACCATCCCACGTAAGATCACATTTACGCGCCCATTGGCTTTTTCTACATAGACCATCTTCCCCTGTCCAGAAAGATCCCGAGAAATCCATTTCCTTATTACAAGCTGAACTGCCTAAACTCATTCTGTTAACGCAGTTTGAAGCGTCGCCTTGTGACATATCCAGCCAATAATCAGGACAGTCGGCCACAACAGGCGGAAATTGTGTGTTGTACTTACTGTTATATAGAGAAACCCCAATAAATATCAGGCATAGTACAAGAAGTACTGTTGCCACAGTCATAGTGATACTTTGAAATGTCGCCATCTTATATTAGTTATGCCGATAATTTTTCTATCGAGTTAGTATATAATGAGCTGTCAAAAACAAAACAATGGTAGAGTTAATATTATTAGTCCCGATACAAATGTTCTATTTGCTATGAAGGATAAGATTTCTGCTGGTGGAGAGAATACAGACTTTAGACAAGCAATGACCGGAAATTGGTATGATACTAAATTATCTGATGCATTCTTCTCAGGACAAAATATTCAGGCAATTCAAAATGGTCTTAGATCTGGTGTATACAATAGATCAAATGGTCAATATCTTATTGGTGAACAAAATACGGATGAATTAAAAATAATCATGAGAAGCGTATTTTTACAGTATTCTAGAAATGATCCATCTAATATTCCTGGTCAAATTGCTGCTCTAAACAAGTTAGTACTAGATTACGCAATTGGCCAAGTATACGGAGAAGCAGAAGGATACATGAAATATAGACATGATGCAAGCAACATGTATGAGCCGATTGCTCATCCTGTTATGTCAACTGTTAATGATAAACAACTTGTTTTAAAAAAATGGTTTTAATCATTTCGCATTTAAAATTACCCTATTGATTTTCATGCCTATCGCCATTCCTAAAAAAAATAATGCCCACGACTCATGATTGTCAATATCACTGAATTGTACAAACTTTTCTAGTAGGGTTAATTTAGGGTCATTATAATGTTTTTTATAATGATGCAATACAATTCCACATGCAATAACAATTGGTATATTAGAATCCATTACTTTATTGAAAGAAATAAATAATCAAAAGATTGTGATTTAAAATACGAAACTGGTTAAATATCTAGCTTATATTTTTTACTTTATACATTATTCTCCTCAACAGAAACAGTATCCGTAATTGTTTTACTATCATTTTCATTCACGTCTGTAAATATATTATCTAAATATTCATTATCCGTAATTTTAGTTTTTGATTCTTCACATGCACAACAACAGCATAATACGATTCCTACAAAGAGAATTATTGCATATATAGAATATACTATAACTATCAACCAGAATTGAAGTTGATAAATTATTGTCTCGCTCAAGTTGTCCAATGCACATGTTTTGTATACCTCTACGGTTGCGAAGATTAATGCACCAATGTTAATACCTACTATGATAACATTTTGTTGATGCTTCCCATTCTCATCTTTCTTACCACATATATTATCCAGAATCGCTAGTCCATTGCCGATCACTGCTACCAGAAGACTGATCCAAATGTTTGATCCAGAACACGTATCACGAATATCTTGATTTGATGTTTGCGAAAGTGCAATTATCGAATATACAAACCAGAATAATGATATACTACGTAGTAGTAACATGCAACATGGTACAATCATTGAAAAGATACATGAAATATTTTCTTTATCATCTTCTTGATTTGATGCAGGAAGTTTATATTCAGGTTCCCGTATTTCTGAGTTATTTTTTGACATGTGTTGTTGTCCTTTGTATGTCAAATAAAAATAATAATACGGCGTTTTCAATTTTATTAAAAATAAGAGAAATATAATAATTATTTTTCTCTTATTTGTAATTTAATTTTTCTTAGAGACTAGTTTTTTCTTACCGAGTTTCTTAGGTTTTTTCGTAGCATTCATCTCTTTTTCGCGTTGAGTAACGTATTTGGTATAAGCCTCCTCTAGATCACTAATTTCCTCTAGCCACATTTCTGACTCACTTGTCGCTTTGAGAAGTTGCAATTCTGTATCTTTGTCACCCTTTTGTTTGAGTAGTTTATCCACATTTTCTTGGATTACTGAATCCATTGGCATTTTGGTTAAATAGTTGTAACTATCATCAATCATATCATATCCTCGGGTTGTAAGTAGTTCTGTAACTACATCTGCTTTTTTTCGCCTTAGATCAACACTGCCATCCAAGTTCTCCATAATATACTTTGCTTTATTTCCTAGCTTGCATGCATCATTCTCTAACTCTGCAACTTGGGCAATCTTTCGCGCAACATATACTGTTTCTCTAACTTTGTAAAAGTAGTCAATGATTTCAGTTGGATTATCAAACTTGCGAAGTTTCTCTTTCTCATCAAACATGTGCATATTTGTAGTAGTCTGTGTTGTGTAAAGTCGAAGATATTTCTCTAGACCATTGCAATCATTTTCATCAGATTTACTGATAAGAGTTTGAATGTCATTTGCTTTATTAAACGTAACTGTAATATCAATAAGCTTATCTGTGCACATATCAACATATTCTTTCACCAATCCTCCCTTTTTCTTCTTGCCATCACCTTCAATAAGTTTCTCCAAGAACTCTTTGTAGTCATCAGTCCAAGTTCCAATGGGTAGTTCAGTAATCTTCACAGTCTTAGAATCAATAATACTGCATCGACCTTTGATAAGATATTTCTGATCTGCTATTTTAGATATTGTTCCTTTGAATCCTTCGTAATATGGTTCGATTTCAATACTAGCAGTTTCTTCATTATGAATCTTTGCTTTTAGGTACTGAATAACTTGTGATGGGTTGAATGATGGGATATCTGTACTGAAGCCAGTGCCAATGCCCTTTGATCCATTAATCAGTATCATAGGAATGATTGGTGCGTACCATTCAGGCTCTACTGGAGTACCATCATCATCAAGATATCTTAATACTTGATCATCCTGCTTGGGAAAGATAATTCTGGTCAAAGGGTTAAGTTCGGTAAAGATGTACCTCTCGCTAGCTGCATCATTGCCACCTTGGAGACGAGTACCAAATTGACCATTTGGCTGAAGAATATTTATATTATTTGAACCAACATATGTTTGGGCCATTCCAACGATTGCGCCATTTAGACTCTGTTCACCATGATGATATGAACTGTGCTCAGATACATAACCTGCTAGTTGAGCAACCTTGATTTCAGAAGTAAGATTTCTCTTAAAACATGAGAAGAGGATTTTTCGTAAACTTGTTTTTTGTCCATCCATCAAGTTAGGAATAGAACGATCACAATCATACTTGGAGAAGTGAATCATCTCTTTGCTGATAAAGTCTTTATATGGAACCTCCTCTAGAGAAGTGTCCATAAAATCATCGCGATTATAATCTTCTAGCCATGTTTTTCTGTCATGAGCGCGCTTTTTGTTGAAAACCATGTCGATCGCATCACGACAATCAAAACCAGAACATTTAAACATGACTACCTTTTGATTTGCAAAATACTCTTGGAACTCCTTTGCAGTAGATGTACCAAGACCCTTATAATATTTAATTTTCCATCCCTTGGTATCATTTTCTTCCTTCCATACTTCATATTCACCTTCATTATAGAACATTTCTTGATTGGAACCCTTCTTTGCTTTCAGAATAGGAGTATTCATAAATCCCAAGAAGTCCGGAACTTTCATTAATGATCCCCATTCGGAGTCAAACATATTAATACACAAACCTTTAATATGTGTTCCATCCAGATCCTGATCTGTTAAGAACAATACACGTCCATATCGAAGCTTACTTTTGGCACTTTCTTCAGTATATTTCTTACCACTTTCCAAACCAAGGATTTGTTTGATATCATTAATTTCTTTATTTGACGCGATACTCTTTAGTGATGCACCTCGAATATTCATAAGCTTTCCTCTCAGTGGATATACACCATAAATATCACGGTCTTCTTTGGATAATCCTGATACAACACCGGCCTTAGCTGAATCTCCCTCTACTAGGAGTAGAGTACAAGCCTGACTATTCGGTGTACCAGCACTATTTGCATCAACTAGCTTAGGAATACCTCTAACATTTTTAGTTTTAGAGCCGTCAGTTTTTTTAGCCGCTTTATTTTCCTTGACTTCAGTCAATGCGCATGCAGCATCCATTACTCCCATCTTAGCAACCTTCTCAATAAACTTATCGCTTACATCGCAAGATGATCCAAACTTGGAGTATGGTGTTGTCATATAATCCTTTGTTTGACTATCAAATGTTGGGTTTTCTACATCACATCTAATAAACAACATGATTTGCTCTTTGATAGTACTAGGTTTAACATCAATCTTCTTCTTCGCACTAATGTAAGATGCTAGTTTACGAATAATCTGATTAAGAAGGTAATCAACGTGTTTGCCTCCTTTTGACGTAAAGATTCCGTTCACAAACGAAACTTGTGTGAACTCTTCTTTAGGAGCCATGCATACAGCATATTCCCAGCGGTCATTTGATGATTCATATATTCTTTTCGTATCGCTTTTACTTCCAATATACATGTCAACATACTGTTGAAAGTGTTTAACAGGCAGAGTCTCTCCATTAAATCTTACTTTAACCTTTTTATCTGTTACAGCAGCAATATCAAACACTCTTCTTTTGAAAAGCGACAACATATCTGGACTGAAGTTTTCAATACCAAGTCGCTTGAAGTCAGGCTTAAACGTGACACTTGTATATGGTTTGCCTCCGTACTTTGTGATTTTTGGTGGATGAATAATAGTCAAATTATTCTCAAACTCTTGAACATATTTTAGTCCGCGCGTATGATCAACCGTTTCTACACGACCCCATGAAGACCAAATAAGGACTAATTTAAAACCAAAACCGTTCTTTCCACCAACAATTTTTTTTTGTGTTTTGTCATAATTAGTTGATGTGCGAAGATGTGCGAATATCATCTCGGGAATCCAGATTTTATGTTCAGGATGTTGAGCAACATCAATACCATTTCCATCATTAAGCATCGTGACGACACCCTCACTTGTAATATCAAAGTCAATGTGTGTTACAGGAAGAGTATTTGGAAGACATTTTTCAATGCCTTGTGCCTGACGAACTTGATGATCTCTACAATTTACAGCACCTTCATCAAAGAGCTTATATAAACCCGGTATCATTTTAAGGTCTTTTGAAATAATAGTATTTGTTTCATCGTCATATACGTAAGTACTATAATCGGTTTCTTCCATAGACCCAGTATATGTGTCTGGATTGTCAAGTACATGCTCCCTGTCAGATTTTTTCTGGTATTGTTTCGCTAATTTCGTTTCAGCCATTATTCTCTTGTATACCACACTAATTCTATCTCTAAGCGATTTCAATTTTGTTTAAAATATGCTATTATATAAAGATATATGTCACAAAATATTAATGCTAATTACAAATGTAATTGTAACCCTTCCACGTCAGGTATAGAAAAAAATGCTAATTTATTTTCAGGTAATACCAACCGTCCAGGGTTTCTTATAACGAATCCTTTCATATTATCAACAATCATTCGGACAGCAAGATTTTCTAATGCAGGGAAAACCGTTTTTTCAAAAAAACAAGTAAATCAATTTGGCAGATGGGAAGGTGCGCCAGGTGGTTCTGGTAGTCCTCCAAAAAATAGTTTTTAATCTGTAATATATTTTCATTGATTTACTATAGCAATTTAGGCGTATGCGTTTTTTTCTCTGGTAACTGTATAATGGGAAAGAGACACCAAAAGCAATCTGATGGCATGTACCATATTAATGGTAAAAAGTTTGAGGAACTTAATGGTTCCCGTGCTAAAGTATGGCACGGAACCGCATATAAGACTACTGGTAACCTTAAGAAAGGTGATCTTGATATGAACAAACACGGTCGCATTGTATCCAAGAGACGCGCTGCTACTGCTAAGAAGGAGAAGCGCCTTGAGAAGGCCGGCTACAAGCCCAAGAAGGGAAAGTTCGTTGTCATGCGTAAAAGCATGCGCGCCAAGGCAACCAGCTCTCCTGCTCGCAAGACCCGCAAGTCTTCCAAGGGTAAGCGCAGTCGCAAGGTTCGCACCAATTAAGTAAACAATATATAACTTTAATTGTAATTATATACTGTTTGTGTAAGAAAAATAAACAATATGTACAGGTTTTTATTTATTTTTTGATTTAATTAGCAGTTCTACCCCAGCCCGGGCCAAGAGTGTCTTCAAGATTTTCATCATGATTTTCGTTAATTTGAGGGCGGATTTCAATGTTTTCGTTTTCGCTATATCTTTTAATGCCAATCGCTATACGATCTGGTCCTCCACGTGAGAGATACTCCAACCAATCTGCTTCGTCGCCAAAATCAAACGTCGGACTTAACAACTGCATTCCAATCTGCCTCATTATTCCAAAATCGAAGCAATGAAGTGGAAGATTTATCCAGATTATATCGTCTCTATCCCAAACATTCGCAACAGGATTATAGTTTGTTATTAACTTGTAGTTAAGATCAGACTCATTGGTATTCTGATTCGCAACCTCTGTCCGCGAGAAGGGAATATAATCATGGGTGCCTAGCCATGTTGCAATCTGACCATCACACCAGTTCTCCGGAAATCCACCGATATTTGAAACCACCTTAACGCCTGGCTCATTGAGCGAAGATATAAGAGGGATAGGGACGTAATTTCTGGAGAGAAGCTGTCCAAATAGTGGGGTTCTACGATCGTTCTGCGACATTATCTTATTCTTTTATGCAATACTTAAGGTACGATTAATCAATTTCATTTTTTTCATGAAAATGTCCATTACTCATCTGGTTGTATTTCTTTTACTAATTTTTCAAAACAATTCTTTGACATACATATAGTAGATTTCCAAGACGTATAAAGTGAATATAGTGCTGACAGATGAGTTGGTGTTTTAGATTCTTCCATGGTTCCAATATATATCATAAAATCGGATACTTCCCCTCGCTTGTCCCAAAGATCGCAGGAAACACCGAAAATGTATTTATCATCCTCGATAGTTATTTCAGGTGCAATATGCTTTAATAGATCAATAATAAACTCTTCACTAACGTTTTTTGGAGGTCTAGTAGTAGATGCTATAAACAACTGTATAATTTCATTAACTTCATATTCAGCCACCCCATAGTCATCCTTAAAATGGGTATCCCAAAATGATGAGAAGGAGGAAACAACAGGAAGATAATGACTGGTAGTATCTGTATATGAATCGCTTTGTGGAGAGAAATTAACTAATTTACGAAGTTGTTCAGAAAATGCCTCGTGAAATACGATATTTGGTATATTATGATCATCTAAATATTTTTTTAGAATGAACAGCATATTCTTATTTGTTACAGATGAGTCATTACATTCATATAGCGCCGATTCCTTGAAGTTTATTGCAAGTTTCTCTACAGTCAAATCTTTGGAAAACATACATATTTGCTTCAAAGTTTCATCATTGGAAGTATTTACAAAATTATCTGCACTACCGTATCTATCAGAGTAATGAGATGCAACACACAACATATCAATCATATGTTTGGCAAGCTTGTGTGGCATTCTTAATGTATTACTATCAAGCTTGCTTTGAAAAAATCTAGTTAGTTCATAACTATGACCGTGATATCTTAGTTTAAAGTTTGCTAAAATATTGGTTGATCCGAAACAATTGTAATGTGCTGTCTCAATCTCTCTCATAATATCTCTTAGTCCACTAGTTACGATATACGTATTTGTCTTTTCTCCCTTAATACAATCTCCTACTGCTGTTAAAAAATGTTTTGCTGCATTTTTTGTATGAAACACTGCCGGATATAATTGGTTAAGAACAAACTGGATTGTAGCTGATTCAGGTATACATTCGAGTGGACTTCTTTCTTTGAGAGATTTAATTACACTGTTCTTAAGTTTATGTTTCCATGGCACTAATTCTTGATTTGTAGTAATTTGTGTAAGAAGCATGTGTTGAATATCATCTTCACTAATTGGTATAAAATGTTCCTTGTCGTAACAGACAAATAGTTCTATTCTTGGACAATATGATACATTAGAATTGGCTAAAAATTGGTCGGCGAAAATATCGCCGCTACTGAGCAATCTTTCTCTACGCTCATTTCTCTCTTTATGTAACTCACTCGCTGACGCCAATGAGTTAGGCAAATGACTCATTATAAATGTTTCTAAACGTGACATTACATAACTGTCATTATTGTACAATGTGATAAGTTCATCGATCTTGGCATGTAACTCACTCATAATTTACAGTATATATAGAAACTCTTCTATATACTTTAATAACAAGGCTATTAATTACATAAGTTTTTAGAATGAACGCACATAAGCATTTAAAGCTAGCGAGAAGAAGATACATATATATAATGGCCGGAATGGTTGATCAATCGAAGAATATTCTCTCTATTCAAACTGTACAAATTGCTCCTTTCAGGACTCTTATGACAGCATTAAAGGATATTCTCCTAGAAACAAATATCACTTTTACACCAGATGGTATAAAAATCATTAATATGGATAAGTCCCATACTATCTTAGCTCATCTTTCACTTCATGCAGATAAGTTTGAGACGTTTGATTGTAAGTTAGATAAGATCATTATTGGTGTTAATATGTTGCATCTTTTCAAGCTTATCAACACTATTGATAATGATGATACTCTAACCATCTATATCGAAGAGAGTGATTACATGGACGGAGTTGTTCAATATCTCGGTCTTAAGTTCGAAAATGGAGATATTAAACAGCAGAAGTTTCAAAAACTACGTTTGATTGAGCCCGAGCACGAGGAGTTAGTAGTACCGGAAGTTATGTTTTCATCTGTTCTCAATCTTCCTGCTGCTGATTTTCAAAAGACAATCAGAGATCTATCCTGCATTTCTGACAAGATTGAGATTCGTTCTGTTATTGGCAGTGAAGGTGCTGAATTAATTTTCAAATGCAGTGGTGGATTTGCTCAAGCTGAGGTCCGCAGAGCAGAATCAGACGGTAGTATGCAATATATTAAAACTCAGGATAAGAGTAAGATTATTCAAGGTGAGTTTTCATTGAAGAATCTTGGTTATTTTATTAAGTGCACTAATCTTTGTAGTACGATTGAGATGTTTTTAGAGAATAACATGCCACTAGTTGTAAAGTATAATGTTGCATCGCTTGGAGAGATTAAATTATGTTTAGCTCCACTACCTAGTAGTTAGATATACCATCATCTAATATACTTCCATGCACGATTCTAACATCATCCTTTTTTATTTTATCATAAAACCAAACACAAGTTTCTTGTGAATATAAATAACATCCGTTAAAAACGTCAGGTAATTCATCCAATTTCGTGACGTTTGCAATTATTTCTTTGCTTCCAAATCTACTTCCTATTATTTTTAGAGGACACCATCTATATTCGTCCTCTAAAAAATATTCCAATTTAAGACTATCTTGTGTTAATGAAGTCATTTTGTTTTATTATTAGATAATTTTTTACACACATTTTGTAGACTATCAATATTAACTATGTAATTTTCACTGTGCACACCATAATAATTTATATTAAGATATGCAGCTACTCTTAGAAAACAGTTATTTGGCCAGGAACTATCCATAATTTCTATAAAATTGGTTCCTTCGCTCATTGCGAGAATATTAATATTTCCGCCACCGTGCGGTGCTATAATTATGCTGGCAGATTTAAATGCAGAATGTTGCTGTTTTATAGAAGGGAGCTTACTGTCATCATGTATGTACAATTTTAACCCCATTTTTACTGCTAATTTATAGCTTGCTTCATAGACCTCTTGATAATTTTTTAGTTGTCTACTGCGAGTTCTCTTAGATAAAATCAATAATTTATCTGAAGTCGCATTCACTGATGATCTTACAATATTATTCAACCATGTAATTTGTTCTGGATAAGGGCTGCCGCATGCACCAAGTTCTGGTATTAATAGATTTCTTGCTCTTATATTTCCATCAATTACTCTGTCCTGAGATATTCCGATTAAGCTAAGCCAATATAATACATATTTTGTCTTAGTATGTACATGTATCTTTGCATCACTTGGCATTTTTGTACTCATTAATGCAGAGAGTGACTCTGCTGGGAAATGCCAGATTCCCCATGTCCATATCCCGGAGATACTAATAACATTTGGATAAACATTGTTATCTATTACATTATCGTCTTTTATCTCATCACAATCACATCCAATAATTGTACCTATATGTTGAAAATCCTTGTATATTTTACCATTTTTTGTAACAATAACATTATTCAGGTTAGCTTTACGATTCTTATATGATGACATTAGCCAAGACTCTATAGCAGCTCTAGTTAAAGAACCATATTTTTTTGTAAGAATATTTGTTGTCTTTTCATCAAAAAACAATTTCCCCTTACAATCACACTTTATATCAAATGAGATATGTTTTGGAAAGTATTTTATAATACTCATTAATAAAAATAGATATAATTCTATCTTTATTAATATTTTTATTAATATGATTAGTATTCAGGATTGTGCTTTTTGAAAAGACATCCATGAGATACAATAGATGTTCCTACTGCATTTATAATATTAGGATCTTGGCTTTTGCAGTCACCCATCCAAACTTTCACAACGGCGAAGTTCTTTTTTGGTGAGATGGTAATGCCATTAATTGATTTTTGATGCGATGTTGTGCTTCCCAATGTTTCGCCTACCATTGTATATGTTAGATCACGCCACACTGCAGGAACTATTTTATTACTTACTTTGTATGAAAAGCAACCTCCAGATCTATTACGCTGATCTTCCCATGTTGGCGAAATACCTTTGCGCATTACAAATAACATACAGTTTCTGATCATTTTATGAGGAAGAGTCTCAGTCAAAGTTATTGCCTGCTCTACAGAATTGAAATCCTGGATCCTCTTGTAGCTAGAAACAGACCAGTCGGTGTCGTGAGGCAAATGTGCCCACATAGTCCATTCCTCGCCGAGCTGGTGTGTACTCATATTAATATCTTGAGAAGTTGAATCCAGGTTTAGTACCGTTTCCATTTCTGTTGCTACAGAGTCAACCATTATGTTAAACAATATCAATTTTTCTTTTATATCCTTTTAGTTATCTTTCTTCGTTTCAGAAGTTTCATTCATCCAACCAAATAAAAACGACGGTCGCCTTTTTTGTTCTACTGTTTCATTAACTTTTGGAGGGTTAATTATCTCAACAGTGTCTTCTGTCATATGCATTACTCCTCCTTCCACGATAGTATGTTGATTAATATTACTATCAATAATATCAATACTATAACTTTCTGGAAGATCCACATCAAATATATACTTCATGTATTCTTTTGAAAAAAGTTTATTTCCAACTACTAGAGTTGATTTAAATATATCACTTGTTACATCTAGATCTTTTTTATCTTGTCCGTTGCATTTCATAACTGCACTTAACAAAGATACGTTACTGAACTTTATATTATCAAGATCAATATTAGTATGCACCTTGAAAATACGAGACATTCCCATGTTCTCGTCGTTTTGGATTTTATAAATCCCGTAATCATAATCTACATCCCATTCATCATCTAATTTTCTGAACTCTAAAAGGCCCATTTCTTTAACTACTTCACCATCCTTGTAAAAACATATTTCTTTATTTGGAACTGGTCCAGGAGAGATTATGCTTGTAACTGGCTCTAAAAGTGTAAAAAAATGTTTTTTAAATCGAGTCGCTCGGATCTCCATTCCACAATATGCCCATGCTGCATCTGCTAAAAAATCATCTACAGTAAGCGGAGTGTAATTTATATATAAATAATAAAGTATGGTTGCTGTACTAGCAACACCTATTGAGTAAAATATCGAGTGTGCGGGAGTATCCGTTCTGCAGTCCATTATTAATGTAACATTATATATATGGTTTAAACCATTTTATAAGAGTGTTATTTCAATAATTTAATTAGTATTGAAATAATTTGTATTAATTGTAATTGTTAACTTCATCTGCGGTTGGTGGAATCTCATATGTTCCTGTTTGTACTTCATTTCCGTTTTCATATGGTTGATTGACTCCATTGTTTGTTACTACAACTACATCTTTTTGTGCATTAGGATAGTCTACTGAATAATCTAATCCTCCTGTTGCAGGAGAAAGTCCAAATACAAACAACAGCATAGTTGTGATTATAGTCATCATAATGAATGGAACAAATACTATAAACCAGGAAATCACTCCTAAACCGCGCTTACACAATATGTTCAACATAATAGAAAAAATCATCATTACGATAAACTTGAAAAATGCAGTATTATACATTTCTTTGAAAATATCTATAATAATCTGTGTAAGAGAAAATGCTATATATAAAATTGCTGGCGCACATAGTTTCTCGAGCATATTATAATATAACTAGATATTTTCATTTTTATTAATCAAAGAACTCTGGTTCACCTTCAACAAACTTGCCAATCTTCTCTCCAACTTCATCTCCTTCGAGTAGTTCGTAGATATATCCGTTTTCTGTATCATTTGTTAGGTATTCAAGTGGATTTCCGTCTTCATCCTCCATTTCAACAACTTCTAGCTCTTCTGCAGATTCCTCTTCCTCTACAATGACATCATCCTCTTCGTCATCAACAGTGCCATCATCTTCTTCTTCTTCTGAAAGAACCTCATCCTCCTCTTCCTCCTCCTCTTCCTCTTCCTCTTCTTCCTCCTCTTCCTCTTCCTCTTCCTCTTCCTCTTCCTCTTCCTCTTCTTCCTCCTCTTCCTCTTCCTCTTCCTCTTCCTCTTCCTCTTCCTCTTCCTCTTCCTCTACACTGACATCATCCTCTTCATGTTTATGCTTTAACTTGGCAACTTGTGCTTCTAGCGTTTTGACAGTTTCTTCCGAGTTTTTTGGAATACCAGATGTCAATAACATAGTTTCACCATCATCTGTGTATGTATACTTATTATTTAATGAATCATCCTCATCTTCATCTTCATCTTCATCTTCATCTTCATCTTCATCTTCATCTTCATCTTCATCCTCAATGCTCCAGTCATCGCATTTATACCCGTCTTTAATAAGTGTATTTTCATTATCTTGAAAACATGTATTACATAATGTTTTCTCATCAGCAGCATCATCTTTTTTATAGACAATATGAATTGCATTTTTGTGACAATCTACACTAGTTGGACAATTATCGCAATCAACGTACCTCTCTTCATCGTCACCAGTTTCGTTTGGAATAATTGTAGCAACTGCTTCAAGTTTTGCTAGGGTTTTTGCTGTTTTTATATTTAATATAGAACTCCATTCTGAATCACCTACTGTAATAACTGTTTCATTTGGCAAATCACCAAATAATGAAGCAAACTCTACTTTAAGATCATTAAAGTCGTCATAAATTGGATTGTTGTGAGTAACTGTAGAACTAAACTCATCTAACTTAAGTGACCATGACTTCAATTTACTATAGAGATGTTCGTGTATTTTACTAGGCATTTCGTCTTGTTCGGCAGTTATATTTGTTTTTACAGTTTTAACATTGCTAACAATATTTTGAGAGGATGGTATATCGTATTCTTGTCTCAACAAATCAATAGGTATAGACTCGGTTCCATTAACTTTTTCCTGTATTTGAATCTTAACTCCTTTTTTAAGACGATTATTTTCAGCAAGAAGTAATTTATATTCAGGTAAGCTTTTCAAAAGATCAGTGATAATGACATCGCGACGATTTGATGTATTAATAAGGGTAACAAGTGGTTCAACTACAGTATTGACATTGGTAAGAACGGTTTTATTAAGTTGATTAATAATATCGGTAACTGTAGCATCTTGGTTCATATTTGGCTTATTAGTAGTGAACATTATTAAGCACAATCAATTTTTACGTTTAATACCATTTAGAAAACATTTATCATAGTATTACAGAAGATGCCAAGTTATGAAGATATTCGAGAGAGGTTCGAGAAAGAGGGAAAATTAGAGTTTTTCCAACAAGGAATTGACGATGCTTGTAATAAAATTGCAAGACAGACAGATTATGACAATGAAACTGCTTTGACCAAATTAAAAGAGCACAATATGGATATTACAAGCGTTGTAAGAGATTGGATTGGCGTAGAAACAATTGAAAAACCGAAACGCACATCTAATCAAATGGTTTTTGATGAGTTTAGATCATTTCTTGATACTGCATCACTGGATTATTATAAAAAAAAGGAGCTTGAAGAAAAAAAACAAATCTACGTGGAAAAATTACGAGAATCAGCAAAAAAAGAGTTAGAAAAAAGAAAAGAGGAGTCTATGAAAAGTGCACAATTAAACACTATCATTGAAGATAGTAAGTAATTGAAAAACGTACCCCAAACTGACATTAACATCAAATATGACATATTTATACATCTATTTCATGTTAAAATTATTCATTAAAATCTCACTTTTTGACTTGGGCTTTGAAGATCTACGAAGTTTATATTTACCGGCACCGCCTTTATTATTAATAATAAAATCATCATTATCCTCGTGAAGCTCTGGAAGAGAACGAGTTAGAGGCTTATCTACGATAAGCAATAATCTTTCGTTTTTAAGCATCTGTCTGTATTCTTGAATTGAAAGATTTCCATAGAACTTATCAAGAGTATAATGTGGATCAGGCGCCGGTTTAATATTTTTCTCGTAATTGTAAATCTTGCAATAGATATGATTCAAAAGAGAATAACGCTCAAACTTAGAAGAAGGATCTACATCAGTTTGTTTCATTAAATGTCCAGCAGCACATTCGGGACTGCAAAAACAACCATAAACGTGATATGTACCTTCGATACTATGCTTTGGAATGTAAATCGGTGGATTATCAAAATCACACGTACAATGAAAACAAGCTGATTTTTTATCAGAAATATTATTATTATGAAGATCATGTGCTAGTTGCTTCAATTTGTTTGTGATAATATCATTCATTGCATTTTGTTTTTCATCATTATTACTACTATTATTATTATTATTATTACTACTATTACTAGTAATATTATTTACATGAGAATCCTGATTTTCTTCAACATGTTCGAAGAATGAACTATCGGCTTGTTCATCAAATTGATATGCATCAATCTTATTAGATACATCTGATGGATCATATTCATAACATTTGTTTGAAAAAAATCCATTATTTTTCAAATCATTAATTCCACATTTTAAATGAAGAATAACATTTGGAGTAGGAACCACAACATTTTCCTCTGGAGGAGTTATTGTTACAATTTTACCACCCTTTGGCTTACGACCGCGCTTCTTGGGAGTTTTGGAGACAGTATCTTTGTCATTTTTCTTTGCTCTAGGCGCTCTCTTGGGTTTAACAGGCTCACTGTTTGTGCTACTCATTTACCTTGAATCATAAAAATAATTTAAGTGGTTTTGTTATAGTCTATCTGAAACTAACCTTTCTTCATAGCAATATCGGCAAAGTGGAATATATGAGCTACTGCCAATAACCTTTTGAGCTTTTTCTTCTGTCAATCGATAACTAAAGATTGCATCCGCTTTTCGACAATCACAGCAAATGGATCGTAATTTTGTCACAGAATCACTATATGCAATAAGAGATAGCCAATCTCCAAATGTGTTTCTTTCAAAGTCGCCGTCTAATCCACATATATATACTTTTTTGTTAAATGGTCTTGATATTGCAGTTCTTGTCCATTCAATTATATCAGGAAAGAACTGTCCTTCATTTATCAAATACACTTGTGTAGAATCAGCGTCAGTTAAAACATTTATCTCGCTCATAGTACTTGCCATGGTACACGGAATCATTGCTTTATCATGAGTAGCTAATTCTGGCTTATCAGTATATCTAGTGTCTTCTGAATAATTAATAACCATAGTAGGCACTTGACAAAACTTAAACTGCTTGTAAAGTTCATGCATTTTGCTAGTCTTTCCAGAATACATTGGTCCAATAAACATATGCAACATGCCAGAATCAGTCATAGTGTTTGTCGAGATATCTGACGGATCCATAATACAATAACGAATGATCAATTTTTAGATAATAATACTCAAAATATCTTCTTCAATTCACATTTGATATATAAACAAGCTAAAAGGAATAGTCTACTTAAAAGCAGATATGAGTGATAATGATACTATTCCTTGGGTTGAAAAATACAGACCGACTAGTTTTGATCAAATTGTATTGGATGAAACAAATCATCGGATTCTAAAGAATATTGTGGAGACAAATCGTTTTCCTAATTTACTATTATATGGTCCACCCGGAACTGGTAAAACGACTACGATTATGAATCTTATCAATAGTTATCAAAAAAAATATAATCAGCTTGGAAAAGGATTGACAATACATCTTAATGCATCAGATGAAAGAGGTATTGATATAATAAGAAATCAGATTTCACAATTTGTTAATTCTCAAGCATTGTTCACTACTGGGTTGAAGATCGTAGTATTAGACGAGGTTGATTATATGACAAAAAATGCTCAACACGCATTAAAATATCTTTTACAAGACAGATCAACTAATGTGCGTTTTTGTCTAATATGTAATTATATAAGTAGAATTGACGATTCTCTTCAAAATGAACTCTTACATCTAAGGTTTAATCAACTTCCATCTAAAAAAATAACAGATTTTCTAAGCATTATTGCTAAAAATGAGAAGGTAAATGTTACTACGTCAACATTAAAAGCAGTCCAGCGTTTATTTAAGTCTGATATTCGTAGCATGATAAATTATTTGCAATCAAATCAGTATGACATAAATGTGATGTCTGTGCTTGATGATGCAGTATGGAACTCTCTAACTGAATCAATTAAAATTGGCAAGGATAATGCTAAAGCAAAATTATATGAAATACAAAATAATTATCATATTGATGTCCGTAACATAATCAAAGATTACCTTAATTATATTATAGCTTATGAGGTATTGCCAATCGATTCAGACTTTATTAATTTTTCGGAGTTTATAATGCACCTTTCAGAGCCAAACGCGTTGTATTTAGTTGATTACTTCCTCGAGAAAATAGGAACATGGGATATCAAGATTTTTTTATCGTAGGATTCTCCTAGACGCTGCATTAATCTCTCATTCCATGCGTTGGGAGGAGAACCTTTGTTTGGATTGAAAAAGTTTTGCTTCAAGCAATATTCAACATCTTCATCTAAAGTTTGTTTTTTAGATTGAATAGGAATTGGCACAGAACGCTCGTACTTGTTACTTTTTTGCTGAACAGACAACATAATTTATTATTGGATTAGAAAATAAATTGAAATAGATATACTTAAAGAAACGGTGTCAACTAACGATAACATGCTAGATTTAGAAGATGCCTGGGATAGCTACTGTGACGGTGATTATAAACCAATCGCAGCTGTTAATAGACCGATGCCTACACCATCTAAAGATCTTCCTAAATGTACGCCTATTTATATATCAACTAAGACCAAGATATCGTATCTGAATTATCCTATCGATCTCAAAGAAACCTTCTGGAATATCCCTATTACTAGTTATCATATACCCCAAGTAGGGGTTATTAAAAAACAAATGAAGTTTAATAGTACCACACAAGAAGAGCTTGATGAAGTCTTTGAAAACTGTGATGATTCTATCTTTACAGATCATCACATTCTTTCGCGTATTGTGAAACCTGAAGGACGTATTACTTTCAGAGATATAAGAAAGATTAGTCAAGGATTGTGTAAAAAAGATATTACTTCCTACCGATGCAAGCGAAAAGGCGCATTCTATAATTGTTTTGCATTGATATTGCGAATTGATTATAATGATGCATTCAAAGAGATTCATGTCAAGGTATTCAATACCGGAAAATTAGAGATTCCAGGCATTCAAGATGATGCAGTTTTGATAAAGACACTTGATCTTCTTATTAAAACATTGCAACCTCTCGTACCACAAAAGGATAAATTGCAATGGATGAAGAATAAAAGCGAAACGGTTCTTATCAATTCAAACTTCTCATGCGGATTCTTTATTAACCGCGAAAAATTGTATAATCGTCTGAAATATCACTATAGAATTAACAGTGCATATGACCCCTGTTCTTATCCAGGCATTCAATGTGAGTTCTATTACGACCCTCAAGCAAAAGTTCAAACTGGTCAGCAGACGCCCGCTGGTATTAGCGATGAAGACCGCGAACGATTTATCAAAATGTCATTTATGGTTTTCAGAACAGGTAGTGTTTTAATTGTTGGAAAATGTAAAGAACCTGTTCTTTATGAAATCTACGAGTTTATAAAAGTTCTTCTTGAGAACGAGTATAGCATTGTAGGCGGAGGGCTTATTGATACTAGCAAGAGTAAAGATACTAAGACTAAAAAAGTCAGAAAAAAGACCATCCTAGTTTCATAATTAACTGCAATTTGAAAATAATCCATTTATATATTTTCTTAAAGTTAGTTCTTCCCTATTAATTTCTGAAGAACTTACTGCCGAGCATATATTATCCATTGATACCTTCACTTTGGGTAATTTTTTAACAATTGCTGTCAAAAGCTCTTGAATATCTCTAATATGATGGACCGATAGTGCGTCATTAAACTTTAATACTGCTCGCAAATGATCATTGTACAATTTATCAGATTCTTTATAATCCATATTTAACAGAGCAGATGTATACTCTGCAAATGTTCTCAATGTATTTGTTAAATCTTCTGTACTTTTTTTAACATTTGTTAAAATCTCTCTTCGGAACATACTCAAAAATAGCTCTGTTAATGTAAATAAATTATCTGTTGTTATCTTTTCATTTTCATCACTTTCTCCATCATACTCTTTACGATATGACTGGTTTATTGCAAATACTGTTTTCTTGTATACAAATAATGAAGCATCGTTTGAAGTAAGTTTCAAAAACTCATGACTATCATCTCCAATTTGCCCGATAAACTCAAGGTAATAATAAAGTGCTTTCTTGCAATTATAAAAGGTTATATCCAGATTTTTTGTATACAATAGCAACATTCTAAATACGTGCGTTAATGTTTCCAACCCTTTAACAGTTACATAGGTAAAATACTGTATCTGACTCACTTTAATGCTTTCTTCTGCCTGCATACAAAACTCCGTAACTAATGCCATATACCGCGTGAACATTTCACGCTCAGTACATTCATAGTTACTACGATAATTATCAATTAATGTAAGATCATATTGTGACATCTTGTAATATGTTATCTAATGACATTTTAAATGTTTTTTGGCCGTATAAGTATTTAAAGCTTTTAATGCCGTTACAGTATATACAATGGCCGAAGCTGAACAGCAATATCAAATGCCCGGAGCACAAAGTATGCAACATGCATGCAAAATTGCAGTCGCAGATGACAAACCTATTATGCTCGATTACTGGGCGGATTCATGTGATCAAAAAGTTGTAATCGGCGTACGTGAAAATGGAGAAAAACTACTTGTTAAAAGCGAGGAAGAGTATACCTCCCCTATCGCAAAAATCTATAAGGTCGATAAGGAGTATCTTATTATTACCGAGAACTCAATCTATCTTACATCAGATCAAATTGCGACTCGTCGTATCTCTTAAATTATAATATAGTATTCATGAGTCTTACTATATTATTCGTTACTATTCATTATCTTCATCTAATCTCTCTGGTGTTACTCCATCAGATATTCTTGGTACTAAAGATATTGGTGGAGGAGTCTCTTCAACAAAACCACTACTATTTCGAGAAGGAGTTACCGGGGAATCATATTCCCAATCGCCCAAATCTAAGGAATTAATGCTATCATTCGAGTCTAATGATCCTACTTCACTTAGTAAATCGCTTCCATTATCATTTATAGTCTCATTATCATTTACCGTATCATTATCATTTACACTGTCATTTAAGTGAGAGAGATGCAGTGAATTGCCTCTTGATCCATCTGGCGAATTATAATCTGGTCTGTATGATTCACGTGGTGATTGTTGTTCATTTTCAAACGAATCAAACCAATCGCCAAACCCATCAGGAACGCTTTCGTTAGTTGCATTTCCATCCATCTCGTCTCCGCTCTCTCGTTCTATTTCTCCAGATGGTTCATCGTCATCATCAGCAAACAATCGATTTCCAAAAGCACTCACTATAACATTATAGTTGCGAGGATCCGAAACATTATCACCTCCCCAATTACTATCACCTCCATCCAC